TTTATCAAACAATCTGTCAATTGCACTTGTGGCTCCTTGTATAATACCTCTATTGTAAGCAGGTCTATATTTGTTATAATCTAAACTTGAGAACAATACCGATCTTTGACCAAACCCTGTATTTGCAACAAATATCTCTGAAGGATTTTTAAACTTATTTAATATTGGACCTAAGAATCCACCCGTTAGGGTATTTGCAACATTTAATGCCGCTTCAGTTTGTGGGTTATCAATAAACGATTCATCAAAATAATCACCAGGAATAAAAGATACAGGGAAGTAAGTTCCCGTTAATCTATTAGCTAAACTTACAGACGCACTGATAGGATTCTCAGGTACGGTAATTTTCCAATTTTTTGTAAAAAAGGGTTGTTGACCCGTCGCAATCATACTTGCACTAAACGGATCTTGCAATGAATCTAAATTAACACGACCAAGAGTTGATTGTAATAATTCAGCCGCAATTCTTTCCTCAAATAAACCTTTAAGTTGAGCAGCTCCAATTCTTGCTAAATAAGTATCTTGAGATAATGGACCATTTGTTCCATTTGGATTGTCCGCAAATATTATTTCATATGGAGTATACGATGAGGTTACAAATGTTGAAGGATCCCAATATGGTGAATAAAATTTTGCATTACCAACAACGTCAGTTATAATAACTAAATCCTTATAACCACCCTCAGGTCCATATATGTTTTGAACATATGCTGCATCAATATAAAATTCATTAACTAAATCTAATACTGTGTCGGTAGGTGCGTATGGTCCTGAGTTTGAGTCCACAGGTAATGGTGCTCCAGGTACTGAGTATTTTCCATCATAACCACCTTCAGGTCCATATTCATTGAGAGAATATAAACTATTTGCAAGTTGGTTTGTTGAAATTAAAGAGTCAGGAGAGTCAATTACACTATTCACAGATAAATTAGTTTCGTAATTAACACTATTACTACTAGGTGAATAAGATCCTGGTACCGAATATGGTTGTAAATTACGGGCTAATAATATATCCCTAAAATTAGAAGAAGATGCAAATGATAATGTACTATCCGACATACTTTTTTATTAATAAATACCTTGAGAATTTTTTTATAGAAAACATAATTTTAAGAATTTTCTATTGTTTTCCTCCAAGCCCTACGTTTGGAGTCATAAATGTTTTAGTAAATTGTGATTTAATATTTGGGTCTGCCATTGATTCTACCATTTGTTTACCAAATTCACTATTACTAAGTAATGCTCCCCCGTCTCCCTTAATAGTAAGAGTATGGTTAACCTCACCACTAACTTGTGTTTTTGTTTCGGTAGGACTACCTGTTTTTGCTTGTGTTAAAAACGATTCTAACTGTTTTATCAATGGTGAATTTGGATCCAATACTATTTGAGTTGGTTGCACACCAAGAGCCTTATATTCATTAGTGAACATATTTGTTACATCTGCTCCTATTTTTAATCCTGCGTTTCCGGCACCTTTAACAAAATCACCAGCAAGTATTACAAGACTATCTTTAACCGAAGTTAACGATGATTCAACTGTTTCCCAAGTACTCTTACCTTGAAGGAACCTAACCATTTCTTGTTCTAATGGACCAACAACTCCTGTTGCTGCACCTCTTACATTTTCGGTTGTAATATCCTTTGTTAAATTTGTTGTAGTTATTGCTGCAGTTTTACTTATCACATTATAAAACCTATCCATAGTAGGTGTTGTCGCTTTACCAAGACTTACTGCCGTTTTACCCGCATTTAAAGATGTATTAATTCTTTCTAACACATCTAATTGATCTAAAGCGATATCTTCAATCTTTTTATCTTGATTTGCCTGTTGTTCTTTTAATTTTTCAATTTGTTCCGCACTTAAATCTTTAACGTTAACCTCATCCATTTTACCCGTCAACTCGTTTTTAATTTGAACAACGGCTTCACCACCTTTCATTTGTGACATATTGGCAATTAACATCTTATCTTCCTCAGATGCTGCCAAACTTGGGAATTTAATTTTAGACATTTTCATATCCAAATCAGCGGTTTTAATAGACAAATTTGCTAATTCATCAGCATCCATACCTAAAGCTTGGGCAACTTCTCTTAATCTACGTTTAGCTCCTGGTAAAATTTCAAAACCTGAACCATCTGCCTTTAACTTAGTGAATTCTTTAGAAACATTAATCATTTCTTTTTGTAATGCCTCAGGATCATTTTGAGCTAAATCCATCGCTTTCAATGGATCTAATAATGCACTACTTGAAACACCTAAACGTTGTAGTGATGCCGCTAAATCAATTGCCTTTTCAGGTGACAATAAATCTTCAGCTATTCTAAATGTATTTCTCATGTCAAAACCTAACATAGATGCCTGTGATGCCATCTTAGCTAAACCTTTAACTCCACTATCAAAATTGAATAAATTTAATTGTTTTAAATTACCAACAACTAACCCTGATACCGCCTGAACATTGACACCAACACTTTTTGCGTAATTTGCAACTTCTGCCATTCTATTTCCAACATCATATAATGATACACCAACATTTTTAAAGTCATTTGCTAATTTACCACCTTCAACACCAGCCACTTTAGCCGCAGCCGCCATTTCAACAAGAGCCTCTTTCCCTAAAGTTGTATTAACACCTAATTCTTTAGGTATATTTGTCATTAAGTTTAATGATTCACTTTCACTTATACCCAATTTTAACATTTCAGGTAAAGTATCCGCAATGGTAGTTTTTAATTCGGACATTCTTGCTTGACCAAGTCCAAATTCATTAGCCATTTTTTGTGCTGACTCTCTTAAAAAATCAGCTCCAGAAAAATTAGTCGGGTCGGCAGCATCTTTAAAATCCGTTAGTATTCCCGTTAATGCGATTCCCGTTTCACTTAAATCGGCATTAAAATTACTTATATATTCTTTATTAGTACTTAAACTTCCCTCCGAAAGAGAAGATTTATAATCAGACTTACTTGATTTACTTCCTTCAGATTTACCTTTATCAAAAGCATTTTGAGATTGTTCAGTTATATACTTTTCTATCTCTTCATTAGATGCGGTTTTAAAATCAATTTTTGCCATTAATAGTTTTTAATATAAATATTAAGTATTAAGTTTTGGGCGTATTTTCCTCTATTATCTTATCTAAAAGATATTTCCTTATATAAGTTGGGAGTTTTAAGAACTCATTATATGATGTCCTTAAAAATTTAGCCAAGTAATAAAATTCGTCTAATAAAAATTTTGAATGATTAGAAGAAAGGCCGAAAAAACTCCACCCCAAAGTTGATGACAACATCGACTTTTTCTCCTGATGGGGCGTAAACTGTTTTCCTTAAATCCAATCTCGGTTCGTTTTCTTTAAGGAAATTTCTTATGAACTTAGAATCACCAATTGGCATATTTTGACAAAATACGCTTATTTCATTTCTATCAGGATTACCGTTTACCTCTAAAACAGTTTTATTTAATCTTGTTGTTATTGTAGGAACAGTATAACCTGCAGGGTATGAGTCAATTATTTTAGCAATTTCAATCGTGTCATATAAACTCAACATTTTAAGTTTAACATCTTGTTTTGATTGTGGTAGTTTAACCGTAAATGTTCCATCTTCATCAGGTTGGACTTTAGGTTTTGTAAGATTTAACTCATCTAACATTATAGATGTCTCAAATGATTGTCCGTTAGTAGGGTCAACTGTTGCAATTCTATATTCAGGACCGAAAGATGTATTACGTAAAAACAAAAGGATTGCCTCAATATCACTTTCCAACAATTCTTCAGGTCTAATGTCTCTTTCATAAAGTTTATTTCTTAATAAAGGTAATACAACACTTTCATTAATTGATCTACGAGAATCAATATTTACTAAAATATTTTCATCACTAGCAGTTAAGTAACCAACCTTAACACTTTTCTTTTTTGATTTGTAGAATATACCACCTGAAGGTAGTGTTACCACATCATGTGGTAAGTTAAAATCCATTTGCCCATATGCAGCCGCATCTTGATCCATTTTTTTATATTTTTTTTTAATTTATTATCGCACAAAAAACCGTATACACTATAAATGTACACGGTTAATATTAAAAGTAAATTTTTTTAGTATACTAATATACAACGATCCATACGAATATTTGAAGAGATTCCTGCGATCTTATCAGAGTCATATGATAATGAACCACCATCATATCCTGTTAAGAAAGCTCCTTCTAAAATCCATTTCTCAACAACAACTCCCGTTGGGTCTAACATCTCCAAGTCTACATTTTTCTTGTATCCCGCAGCATAACCCATACGACCTGTTACAGACTCCGCACATAGACGAATCCATTCCATAACCGCTTGAGAAGCAGAAGGTCCAATTGGATCTCTAAACTTAACTGAAATTTCTTCCCAGTTGAATCTACCCGCAACATACGTTTCAGTGTTTAAGAAAGGAATCGCAACTGAGTTAATCTTTAACTTAGGTCTTGAAGTACTTTCCACATACCACTCATTAATTCCAAGTGATGAAGGGAATCTTAAAATCCAACGGTTTTCACGTTTAGGTTCGTAAGGAATTGGCATTTTCATTAACAAATCAGCCATAATTATTTTTTTTAATTTTTAGTTTATTTTAGTTTTTATTATAAATATCACGATAATAAAATTTTTCTATTTACTTACATTTTTTTTGGACATATTCTTCTACTAGACCAGTTAAACTAGTTAATATAATTTCTTTTGTCCTCCTGCAGTTAAATAAGTCTTTAATATATTATCTTCTTTTTTATCAAAATGCTTCTTCATACTTTCTATATTTCTTACATCATCATCTGAAAAACCAATAAATGGTGTAAAGTAGTTACTAATCTTGTTTTTCATAAATGCCTTTTCTTGTAATGAATGTGATAAATTTTTCACATAACTAACAAATTCTTCCATTGCATTTATTTTTCCTTGTTCAGGATTAGTTGCCGAACCTTCTCCGAAAGACACAGGATGAAAACGACACATATCTAAGTAAGATCGTATAAGTTGATCTTTAGATAATTTTTCTTCGTCAGCTAAATCTCTATACTTTAAAAGGTTTTTTGCTAACTGGTTTGAATCCAACCCATGTTTGTTCTGTTTAATTAATTTGTAAACCGCTTCTTTTAACATAGAAGGAGTATGACCTCTAGCAGTTACAATTGCAAATATTGATCCATTATTAATAGCCTCCACAAAATCATCCCATGCCGGTCCTGTTGGAGCGGTCATTGAGTCCTTTAAAAATTGTTTGTCACCCAACACACCAAAATCCCTGAAAGGTTCCTTATCAAAGGATACTATGGTATGTCCTTCATATTCAAAAGGTTCTTTACCAATTTCAGTTCTATATTCCGCAAAATCTTCAGTTGACATTCCAACACTTTTACCCTTATCATCTTTAAGGTATATCTTTGTTGGCATAAACATAAGATTATCATCCCAGTCAAACGCATAATATTTCATTACAGGTGTTTGATTATCCTGTATAATTTCGTTAATAATTTGTTTGACAATAACTTTATGATAATTTTTCATACATTAATAAATATTAGGAAAATAAAAAAAGGGGAACGAATTCCCCTTTTCATTAAATTTAATTATCTGATTAGATATTATCAAACGATGCTCCTGTTGGAGTGATGTAGAATGTTATATCTATGAACTCTAAAGAACGAGTTGGTTTGATATAGATTTTACCTACTAATTGATTTCTATCTAAGTCTTCAGTGTCACTTGAAACCGTAACTCTAAAGTCGTATAAACCTCTGTCTCTTCTGATAGCATCTAAGATCGGATTAACCGCATTTAAGAAGTCTTGTCTTACTTGTTCGTCGTTTTGATCAAACAACAATCTCACAGAAACTGCTGAAATCAATTTACGAGCTTGTAATAATAATCTTCTTACGTTGATTCTATCAAGTGCAGATTCTCTAACTTGAAGAGTCTTATTACCCCAAATTACCGTACCAACATCAGAGAAGGTTGCGATTGGGTTGATTCTTCCTTGGTAAAGAGTATCTCTATCTTCTTGAGTCAACTTCTTACGTGCTTTAATTGAGTTTACAATACCTCTTGTGTAACCTGCCGCTGCGAACCATGGGAATGCAATGTTATCGGTCAATGCCAAGTTTCTTGTTACCTCAGCCGTTGCTGGGATATAGATTTGAGTATTGTTCACACTATCACGAGTTAATACCCAAGGGTAATAAGTAGCCGTGTAGTTA